AAGTTTGGGCATCCCTTGGCGAAGAAGCGAAAGATCGGCTCAGACTGGGTTTTGATGCTTCACAATGGGAGATCGTGGTCCCCTTTCCCATCACTACCGGAGCCCCAAGCCGGGTAGGACGACTGCGCGGCTACGGTAACGCGATCGTCCCGCAAGTCGCCGCCGAAATCATCGCAGCCGTGATGGCGTACCGGCCATGACCCTGCCTGCACGCACCACACCCGGCGTCTGCGGCGTCTGCGCGTCTCGCGCGCAGGGCTACGGCTACGCGCCGCCGACCCGCAATTCTCGCATCCTCTGGGTCTGTGATGACCCAGATTGCCTCTCTCTTGCACGGGCGACCTATCACATGAGCCAGAACCGCTACGATAAATGTGAGGCAAACGCCATCAGTGCGGCGGGTGCCGCAGCAGGCCAATATCTGGACGAGCTTTCAAAAACCGACATGGCCGCCCTTTCTGAAAAAGAATGGGACAATTTCTGCCTTCGAATGATCGCGGTCTATCGCGCCCAGTTGGCGTGGGAGGTGGCGCAAGCGCACGCCGAACTGACCGGCTCCGACAAAATTCCATATTGAGGAGCGCAAGTATGGCCATGCCAGAGATCAATCTGCCGCCGCTTGCCGCCATCGAGGAGCTTGCCAGATACAAGCAGTGGGTCTGCTGGCGCTATGAGGCGCGCGGCGACGGGAAGCCGACGAAGGTGCCGATGGACCCGTCAACCGGGTTCGGCGCCTCCATCAACCGGGCATTCAATTGGAGTACGCTCGAACATGCGCTCCGCACCGCAAACAGGCGGGAATTTGCCGGCGTCGGCTTTGTTCTGACGGCGCGCGACCCGTTCGTCGGCATCGATCTGGACAATTGCATCGATGAGGCGGGGGCGCTCTCGCCCCTCGCAAAAGAACTGATCGACCTCGCCGAGACCTATGCCGAGATTTCACCGTCTGGCAGAGGCATTCGCATATTTGCCCGCGCCGAGCATTTTGACAGTTTCAATCTAAAAGGTCACGGGATTGAGGCTTATGCGTCGGCTCGATACCTGACTGTGACAGGCAATCATATTGCCAGCGTCCCCGCTTCCATCAATGAAGCCCCCGAAACTCTGCGCCGGATTTTTGCAATCCGGGATGAGGTTCAGGGCGCGCCTGTAGAGCGCAAGATAGTCCCGTTTGTGCCGCGCGCCGAGATTGGCGGGCCACGTGAAGAGGCCTATGCACGATCAGCCGTGGCCAACGAGACGGCCCTCTTGGCGGCGACGACAGAGGGCGGTCGCAATCATCAATTGAACGTCAGCGCCATGAAGCTGGGGCAACTCGTGGCGGGCGATTACCTGACAGAGGCCGAGGCGGTTTCCGCGCTCTTGGACGCGTGCCAGGCGAATGGCCTGTTGCAAGATGACGGGCAAAAGCAATGCGAAAAAACCATTCGCAGCGGCATGAAAAAGGGAATGACACAACCTCGCAGCCTGCCCGAACAGGAGCGGGCGGAAATCGTCTTTGCGCCGTCCCGTCCAGTCATTGCATCCGGCGATGACTGGATCGACGCCGAGACGGGAGAGGTGCTGAGAACCGCGCCAAAGCATCGCGAGCCAGAGGATGAGACGTGGCGCAATCCGTCCGGCATGGTACGCCACATTGCCGAATGGATCATGGCCACCTCAAAGCGCCCCAATTGGCCGCTTGCCCTTGGATCATCAATCGCCATCCTGGCCGCACTGTCATCGCGCCATCTATGCGGCCCAACAAGCGCTCTCACGCATCTTTACATCGCCGCGCTTGGAGAGACGGCAGTCGGCAAGGATCGGCCCCTCAAGGCTCCGCTGCCTATCCTCCGCGCCCTCGAAGGCATCACGACAGCCGGCAGCTTTACCCGCATCTTCACGACCGGGAAATTCAAGTCCGAGACGGCTATCGAGCAGGTCATCACAGAGACGCCGGCACGCCTCGCAAAGCTGGATGAGGCGGGACAGCTTTTCGGGCGCATGGGTTCCAAGCGCGCTTCAAGTCATGAAAGCGGCATGGCGTCCGTTCTGCGCGAGCTATGGTCGATTGAGCCTGGCGGCATTTATCAGACATCATCCCGCGCCGGGTCATCGTCGCAATTTGTTGAGACGCCATGCCTTACGATTTTCGGCGCTGCGACGGTCAAGGAGTTCTACGCCAGCATTGCCGGGGCCTCGATCGAGAACGGGCTTTTGAACCGATGGCTCTTGATCCGTGCCGACAAGCGGGCCGAGGAACAGGACGTCGAGCACGATCCGAAATTCCCGGAACATCTGGCGCGACGTCTTCTGGAAATCATGCCGCCTCAAGGGCCGGGCAACCTGCCGACCGGCCATGCCGCCGCACTCACAATGCCCGGCGCAATCCACGCAACACGCGTCCCATGGGCAAGCGATGACGTCAACCGCGCCTATATGGAATTTGGCCGCGAGGTGCTGGCGCGCGTGGACAACGATCCGGACGCCGAACCGTTTCTCGGACGCGCGGCAGAAATGGCCATCCGGATTGCCACCATTCACGCCATAGGCCGTGACGGTCGCCTTGCCACCGTCACCATGGAGGATTGGCTTTTTGGTCGATCCCTTTCCATGGCCAGCGCCTCGATCATGATCAACGACGTCCGAATGCTGATGGCTGAAAATCAGTATCAGGCCGATTACAAATTGATCCTGAGACTGATTGCCGAGGCGGGGCATGGCGGCATTCGACACAGTGACTTGTATCGCCGGATTGATGGACGGGTGAAAGCATCCGACATCAAGTCAATCGTTGAAGCGCTGACGGCATCAGCTCAAATCGACGCAATAAAGCATCCCGATGACCGCCCGACGCGCGGCCCGTGGCCAGCCCGTTACGTGGTGCTAGGATACCGAAACTAAACGGAAAACTATACCGGAAACTATGCGGGTTCGGCCCTTATAGTTATGGTGCCTAAATACCAAAAGCGGCAAAAACGGAAAACTATACCGGAAACTATGCGGGTCCGATTTCCTTATAGTTTTGGTGTTTAGCTACCTCCGCTTTTGGTATAATTATATAATAATATCAATGATATATAGAGATAGATAGAAAGAGAAAGAGACGAAAAGAGAAACTTTGCGGGTATAGGGGGGGGTATCCCATTTTTAAGGGGAAAAAGCGAAAATGAATTATATACGCCCGTAAAGTTTCAGAGTTTCTCGGCAAGGTTCCGGCAGCCGAATAACCAACGGGCTTTCCCCCCATGGTGCGCCGTTCTTGACAAATCGCCTCCCCGACGCCAAAGCCTGAACCGCGCACCACGCCTGCCGGCTCCCCGCCAAGGAGCCAGACCAATGACGACAACACATCGCCCCCTTGAATGGGTCGCCCTGTACTGCCGTCCCAAATGCGAAAGGAAGGCCGCTGAGGCCGTTCGGCGCAAAGGGCTTGCTACCTACCTGCCACGCCGACTTGACGAACGTAGGGTGCGCAGAACGGATCGTACGCGCATTGTGGAGCTGCCCCTGTTCCCGCGCTACATCTTTGCCAGCCTGAACCCCTGCGCGGACCTGTACCACCTGCACGAAATCCCGGAAGTCGAGGCCGTGCTGTCCAATCAAGGCCAGCCAATCCGGCTGCCATCAAGCGTCATCGAAGACCTGATGGCGGCTCAGGACATGGGCCTGTTCGACACCCTTCGACAACGCGGCCCCATCTTCGAGGCTGGCGAGCACGTCCGGATTGCCGAGGGTCCGTTCGCAAACTTCCCCGCCGTCATTGCCTCAATCTCCACATCATCCGCCCGTGTCGTCGTCTCCCTGTTCGGATCCGATGCCGTCGCCAAAATCCCCATCAAAGCCCTGCGCAAGGCGGCGTGACCACGCCCCTTGAAATGCGTCGCAAATCATGGCATGGCTCTTGCAGGATGACGGGGATGGAGGCCACGGCCTCGCGTCGTATCGACGGACCCGCCCAGCGGACGCGAAACAAAGCGATCCCGCAAAATCTTTCGCTCGTCCTGAATTCGGCAAACCTTTGCCCGAACAATCAAAACGGGAAAGTTGATACCAGTGTCGCTCAAAAAGGACATGTCACGCCGAAATGTTGCGGCAATGGCGCGTCAAAACGCCGAAAAAGCCGTTGCGACGCTTGTCCGCTGCATGGACAGCCCTGATGAGCGCGTGGCGCTCGACGCCGCGTCTCGCGTTCTTGACCGCGCCGTTGGCAAGCCCATCGCCATGACTGCCGATGTCACCGATCGCCTAGACGAATTTACGGATGACGAGCTTGACGCAGCAATCGCAGACCTCAAGCGTCGAGTTGGCGCTGTTGGAACGGCTGGAAGCGAAGAAAGCGCACCGGCTCGCTCGCACTAAGCTGTTGCGATACAAGCCATACGCGAAACAGCGCGAGTTTCACGACGCCGGGCGAGTGTTTCGCGAGCGCCTGTTGATGGCCGGCAACCAACTGGGCAAGACCTATAGCGGCGCTGCCGAGCTGGCCTATCACCTGACGGGCGATTATCCCGCCGATTGGAACGGGCGGCGATTTGATCGGCCTGTAAGAGCTTGGGCAGGCTCCAAGACGGGCGAGGTGACGCGCGACGGCGTGCAACGCTTGCTTGTCGGGGAGCCGAAGGACCGGGCGCAATGGGGCACCGGGCTGATACCGGCTGCCACGTTCACGACCGACGACACATCATCGCGGCAGGGCGTTGCCGATGCTCTTGACAGCGTCACGGTTCAGCACAAGAGCGGCGGGCGCTCGACGCTGGGCTTCAAGTCCTACGATCAGGGCCGCGAAAAATGGCAGGGTGAAACGCTCGATATCGTTTGGTTCGATGAAGAGCCGCCAGAGGACATTTACAGCGAGGGATTGACTCGAACGAATGCCACAGGCGGCATGGCGTTCATGACATTTACGCCGCTCTTGGGCATGTCGAACGTGGTTCGGCGGTTCCTAAGCGACAAATCGCCGGATCGCCACGTCACGACGATGACGATCGACGATGCCGAGCATTACAGCCCGGAACAGCGGGCCCGGATCATCGCCAGTTATCCGGCGCATGAGCGCGAGGCGCGAACGAAAGGCGTTCCGACGCTTGGCAGTGGCCGCATCTTTCCCGTGCCGGAGGAAAGCATTCGCTGCGAGCCGCTGGCCATTCCGCGTCATTGGCCGCTGATTGGTGGCATAGATTTCGGATGGGATCATCCGACCGCCGCTGCAAAGCTCGCGTGGGATCGTGACGCCGATATTGTCTACGTCGTGGCGGCCTATCGCGTGAAAGAGGCGACGCCGGTCATTCATGCGGGTGCATTGAAATCTTGGGGCCCAACGCTGCCATGGGCATGGCCGCATGACGGCCTGCAACACGACAAGGGTTCTGGCCTCGCTCTTGCCGAGCAATACCGGACGCAGGGCCTTTCGATGCTGCCGGATCGCGCGACGTTCCCGGACGGCTCGAACGGCGTCGAGGCAGGCTTGATGGAAATGTTGGACCGGATGCAGACGGGGCGCCTCAAGGTCTTCGCCCATCTGTCCGATTGGTTCGATGAGTTTCGCCTCTACCACCGCGAAGACGGCAAGGTGGTCAAAGAGTACGACGACCTGATGAGCGCTACCCGCTACGCGCTGATGATGCTCCGCAACGCCATGCCCGCTGATCGCCCGACGCCTCGCAGAAGCGAGCACGCGGGCGCTGGCGGCTGGATGGGATGACTTGATGTCAGACGACGACGACAAAAAGCCGACG